CTGATAGGGGGAGGCTCACTCGGAGCCGGTGCGATTGCCTCGATTGTGACCTCGGGGACTGCTCCTGTATTACTGGCCTCAGCGGTCGGTGCATCTGTGACCAGTGTCAGTGTGGATATGATGAACCCGATGAAGGGAGAGAACATGCCTACAGCAGTTAGTTGCGCGCCAGATAATTTCTGGACAGCATTGGGGGATTTAATCTCCGTTTCAGGATACGGGATTATATTAGTGATCCTGATACCCATGGTTTTTTCATGGCTTCTTCCGGGTCCGGTTAAGTTCAAAGGCAAGGATAAGTAAGTGACGAAACGAGGACAGCCGCGTGAAGTACCTCCGGAGCGCAAGACCATGGGCTATCCGTGCATATTTGATTTATTCAGTATGCTTGGATGTGACTGTGGTCGGCACGCTAGTATGGTATTTCCTAATTAAATGAGCACTATAGGCAAGTGATACGTGAAAAGATGTCTGCATCGAGTCGTAAAAGTTTCTTGGATCGATGCCGAAGAGGAAGCCGGATGGAATGAATACAAGAAGAAGCCTTCTTGGGTTATTCATACGATTGGGTACCTCGTTGAATTGCCAAAAAGAAAAACAGATTTTATGGTGCTCGCTAATTCCCACCTACCGGATACTAATTCTTGGGGCGGGTTAAATCGAATCCCGAAAGGGATGATCCTGTCAGTGGAGACCGTCCTCAAGAGTGTGCGGTGTGGTGAAGAGTATGACGCGAGTTCTGGTTATACCTGACACGCAAGTTCGTCCCGGCGTGCCTATCGATATGATGAGGTGGGCGGCGCGGGCGATTAAGGAATATAAGCCAACGCATGTAGTCCATTTGGGGGATCACTGGGACTTCCCAAGTCTCAGCAGTTATTCTTCTCGTAAAGAAATTGAAGGGAAGCGGGTAATACAAGATATTGCTGCGGGAAATGCAGCGATGGAACTTTTTTGGAAAACACTTAGAGGGCTAAAGCATAAATGTGAATTCCATTTTGTTTTTGGAAATCACGAAAACCGTTTGGAAAGATATCTCGGAGATAACCCAATTCTTGAAGGTGTTCTGGGGATGGAAAGCCTAGACACAAAAGGCTGGATATCGCATCCTTTCAGAACCGTTTTTGATATAGAGAACGTCTGGATTACACATTATTTTTACAATCAATTTTCTTCTCGCGCCTATGGCGGGACAGCGCATTCGGTTCTAAAGAATGTTGGGTTGAGTCTGATACAAGGACATAGGCAAGGAAAAGATATTGCGGCCAGATCACTCCCGAATGGGAAGGTTCAACGGGCGTTGATTGCTGGATCATGTTACCTGCATACGGAGGAATTTCTCGGCCCACAAGCCCGCGAGTCATGGCGCGGGATAATAATCCTCAATGATGTCGAGGATGGAGACTATGATATGATGGAACTCTCTCTGAAGTACTTGTGTAGAAAGTATGAAAAACAGGAACTATCGGAGTACCTGCTATGAGTGAGTTCTTTGAAAACACTTTGTTATTAAAGAAGGGATACGAAATGAAAGTCACACCTGTAAAGACAATGAGTAGTTCCAAGTTTCAGGAAAACATCATGTTGGCTGAAACAGCGGAACAGAAACTAGCTATATGTTTTACCAAATTGTCTGAGCATGGTGTTTTCAGCGACGCCCCGACTGACCTTCACAAATACAGATTCCAGATAATGAAACATCTTCCAGAGGGGTTGAGGGATGGACGATTTTAAGATGAAACGCGGTTCTGGCAGACCGTTTATTAAAAATGATCCCCGCATAAATCGTAAGGGCCGACCCAAAGGGTCTAGGGATAAAATGAGTGAAGCCTTGGTTGACGCATTCTTGGCAGACTGGATGGTGCATGGTGTATCCGCCATCGAGCGCGTCCGTGAGAAAGACCCTTCAACTTATGTGCGGGTCGCCTTTGCAATGATGCCGAAGGAAATAAAACAAGAGGTGGAAGTCACCGATCAAACAGATCGAGCATCGAGCATCGAGTGGGATGTGATTACTGGAAAGGCTTCGTGAAAATTAGTGAGGTCGCTCAAGGGCGCCTTGACCAAACTCTTAGGGATACTGAATATTTGAGGGTGTCTGTGGATGGCGGCGGGTGCTCTGGATTTATGGTGGGGTTCCAAAAAAGTTGCAGGCTGTTGTCATGCGCTAATATATCAGATGGGGATATCTGGCTCTCTCATAACGTTATTTCTGACAAGATATCATTAGACCTTCTCATAGACGGCGTGTTGGAGTGGATTGATGATCCGTTTAACCCGAAGTTCAAAGTCGCTGTACCCGATACCAATGAGTGCGGTTGCGGGGACAGCTTCCAATTCAAAACCTGAAACTAGTGGAAAACTCTGGACAGAACCTACAAAAGAAGAATCTTAAATGAAAGTTATTGGGGAGAAACGCTAGATAGAGTAGCCAGTTCCCCAATATATGCGTATTCGCATAGGGGGTCTGGTGCTAACCAAGTCGGGTTTTTAGGCGAAATAGTAATCGAGAAATATCTTGAAGAGAATGGTGTTATTTTTTTGGACGACAGAGTTAAAACTACACATGATTACGTTATAAACAAGAAACATAAATTGGATGTAAAGACCAAGGATAGAACGGTGAGACCAGAATTACATTTTGATAATTCTGTTCCGCTCTATAATCATGGACACCAACGACCAGACTATTATTATTTTGTCTCACTGCTAAGAGACCGTGAATTCGAAGAAACAGACATAAGGCGTTTTAGGGAAGCGTTTATTTTAGGAGGTATAGATTTACAAACTTTAGAGAAGGTGGGGAAAAAATGGGATGCTGGGGAAACAGACCCTAGTAACGGTACAAAGTTTTGGACTTCATGCATAAATGTCAGCATGAATCAGTTGATAAGCAATAAAGAGATGCTAGGGATATTTAATCGATGATTGGTGTGTCGGCTCTCCAAAAGGATGTATCCACGAACTTGGAGAATCAATCGCCTTCCACACTATTGCTTGACGGCCACTCCTAGTTTTTCTACGCGAACCACTATCCACAATCAATCCCTGTATTACCCCGCCCCTAATCGCGGATGAGACAGATTGATGAGACCGGCTTAGTTCCGTTTCAAGTTCGTCACAGGTAAACCCGTTTGTTTCTCTGAGGTAGTCAACAACCTGATAAACCAGTGTCTTTGGATTTATGCTTCTGTAAGCGGCCAGACTCGTCTCCTGCATCTTCATGCCGCCGCTCCTTGCCCGCCAAAAAAATAATGCGCCGGTAAAGGCTTTGAGTCTGCTCTTGACATCTTCTAATTTCTCCCTTGAGTTCTTTGACAATGTGGCACTCCGGTTGATTACTCATTTTTAGCGCAGGCGTAGCACACCAACTTGTTTTCGCCTGTTTTGGGAAATCTTGAAATATGTAGGTACTTTCCGCACTTCCTACATTGTTTGGTAAAGCCGCTAGACGGCCCCATGAGAGAAAGCAGATGGCTGGCCACGACAACTGCGAGATTGAAACGTGGCAAACTTAGCCAGCTATTGGGACCATCCGCTACTGTTCCAGTACTCATATTCTACCCCTTTAGATCATGTCCAGCATCCCACGAAGTGCTTGGATAGATGCGCTAATTGGTTGTAATCCGAGCACATGTTTACCGCGTTTTTTAGACATCTTTTCCACATCTTCAGAACGGCACGTCTTCGTCTTCATCCACGGTGGCTTGTTGCTCGTGGTATGAACCTTCATACTTTTCTTCTGGCTCCTTGATCGTGCCACTGAAATATTTTTTGCCGTTTTTTTCTTTCAACCAAGCGGCCAATTCGACCTTCATTTCTCCCCCATCTGGTAAGATTACTTTCGCGCTACCAGTATGGCTTGGTGATTTTTCTGATTTTGGATTACGATTCCTAAAAAGGGAAAAGTTTCCGGGGTTGTGTTCAAAATCTGACATTTTTTTTCTCCGTAAATGACCCGCATGGGGTTGTGACAAAAAGATCACTTCTGTGCTTTTCGCAAAACCCAATCACCACCTTTCCACCATAAATGTATAACGGAAAGGTCAGTGTGGGCTTGGGGGCTAATCGCTTTCCGCCAAAATAAAAGCATTTTTTACATGAATTATGTTTCATAAATAATTTCTGCGTCAATCGCTCCTTCAAACTTCTTTCTTGGAGACCGTTTGGGTTCCTCGTCATTGGTAACGTGGCTCCAAAAGTCTACCAGCAATGGGAATATCCAATCCCAATATTCAACACTTCGTTTCACTTCCCAGACCCTTTGTCCTGTTGGTGACCAAGATTGGAAATGGCACTGCTCCATTTCTGTGCAAGCAAGCTGTCCCTGTACTTGCGCCATGAATTGATCGCTGATGGATTCATGCGGCTCACGCGAGCGGCACTTAGTCTCCAGCACGCCCACAGTAGCAATGATGCCATCAGGTGAACAACCCAAGAAGTTGTAATCAGGATGAACAATAAGGCCACAATCATCAACGACATTGCCTGATAAAGCCTCATAAGCAAATTTCGCGACAGGCTCATATTGGGTACCGAACAGCATCCATTCGTTGACCTCGACTATTTCTCTGCCCGTTTGAATCTTCCATAACGCGGCCCTCGATTTGTAAGCGCCCTTAATTCCAGCGGCTGATCCGAAGTTGGATGCGGTAAGCCTTTTACGGCGTTCCGAAAACCACTCCGGACTTCTTTGTTTCAGTTCAGAAAGGGGCTTCGTCCCCTTCACGGGACTTGCTTTTTGTTCGCTCATAATCTGCTGGTGCAATTTTCATTCTGTCCTTTTTGTCTGTTTTTTTCCAAGCCGCATCGAACTCTGACGACCCCTTGGTTGCCGCGCCTTCCAGTTTCTTCAGAACAACTTTGTCGGAAGTTGCTGGCATGTCAACGATATTTGCATCGTCATCGCCGATTACGGGGATGCTTGCGGCTAACTTTCTCTCAGTGCCAGTGATCCCAAGCAGGCCAGAAAGATGATATCTCTTTCCGTAAGTCAAACAGGCTCCAACCAGTTGTGCCTTGCCGGGGTCTTCGCATCTGATAGATGCCACTGACCACAAATATTCTCCTGACTTGTGGCCAATCATTGTCCGGATGCAAATGTCATTTGGTGATTCTCCCTTTTCCCATGCCTGCATATAGAAGAGATCATTTTCCGCCAGAGGTTTTTTTGCCGCTTGGCTCACTGCGTGAATGTCCGCGTACTTGCTGTGAAAGTACGGGTTCTCTTCCCCCTTCTCCACCGGTTCGATTGCGGCCTGCGCTTTGGCCAAAGCCGTAAAGAGATTTGAGTGATTTGGGGAAACGAAAAAAAAACCGGGGGTCACCTCAATATTTTCTGTTTCAGTATCTTCTGGGAAGAAATCTTCTGGGTTTTTGACTGCTTGCATTAGATGTTTCCTTTTCGTCGGTTGGCTTGTTCCGAACGCCACACTTCAATTTCCAAGATGTGCGTGTTGCGCTCATTGTTCATGGTCTCGTAGTCGGCTACGCTGTTTTCAAAATCATCGACCCATTTTCGATACTTCTGGGAGCGCATGGCGACCGCTTCCTTCTTAGCGACAGACCATCTTTCGCCTTTCTCGATAGCCATTTGCTCTGCCTCAAGGTAAGACAATGCTTTCACAGTTTGCCGCTGATGTTCTTTGGATTTCATCAGGGCTTTCAGTTGAGCAACTTCACCGTCTGTCTGAGATAACTTCTCAAGAGCCTCAGATACGGATCGATCAGAGATTAACATCCTATATGCGGGACATGTTCATCCACTCCAACTTCTTCTATGAAGAACTCACAGATTCTTCTTTCCTCTATAGTCATCGCTTTCAGTCCCGCACTTTTTCTGAGGATGGGGCGAATCAACTCAGCCACATCCTCTATGTTTTCAAGAATGGTGGTTCGCAAGAAGACTCTGTTGAGGAGTCTTTCTGATGAGACAACAGGCAACTCCGTAATGCTTTCTCCAGAAATTTCATCAGCCATATTGATTGATCTTCCTTGAAATTGTGGAACTGCTGGTGAAACGTCTGATGACATATTACGTGCATCGGGAGGGTCAGGGTGTCTGATGCTTTTGTTCCCATCCCCCCAAGATTCAATCCCGGTATTGATATGCAATGGTGGGCTATTATTTGATTGTCGTCCCATCCCTTCTCCCCACACATAACACAGTTTTGGTCATTGTTCGCTACCCATTGTAAATATTTCTTGTGCCGGAATCTCATAAAAAAATGGGGGCGACTTGATGCCGCCCCCTTAATTGCGTATCAATGATGTCCGAAAATGTCGTGCCACGCCTACAACAAAGAGGCCGACTTTTTCTCCCATAACTACCCATGAGAGAAGGAGGAGTTTCGGAGCCGTCATCACGACCCTACCGATCTAAGGACTCGGCTAGGCACATCCGTTTCCGGTTTAGGCCAATACTTAGACCCTGATTTTTGGAGTTCTTCATATTGCCCAGATTCTACTGCAAACTTGTTCAATTCCGTGTTGGAATCAGGCCATCGTTCAAATTTTTTCTCAAAGGCGCGGTTTAATCGTTGTCTTATCCGTAAGTAATGCTCACGGTTGGCGGCACCTTTCTTAGCGCTGTCTGATCTTTTTGGGTCAGCGTTGATTCGATTGCGGTCTTTGAGTGATAACATTTTAGGTGCCTTTGATTTGCCACTCGATGTCTCTGGCCTTTGGGTGCGCGAGTTGCCCGCCCCTTGCGTCTTCTATAGCGGTGTTCCAACATGGTCTGCATATAGGTAATTGACCCGGTGCCGGGGCGGGCGTTCCGTCGAAATACTTCCTGTGTATGGACTTATGACAGGCGCGGCATCGTTTCTCATATAGACCGACCATTAACTAATTTCCTGTAGCGTTCTTTTGGAATGGCAATTCTGGCAGATACCGGCAGTTACGTCAACAAGTTTTTTGGTTGACAAAAAGACGGGAAAAGCACGACAATAGGGTGTGGTTGCCCCTATCCACTGCCCCGCTTGTTTGGGCTGAAAAGGGGAGTTCGGAGATCAGAAGGCGGGAACTGGAAACCCGCCGCCGGTCAATCCTACCGCCCGTCTCCGTCGGACAGTCTTGGTCGCGCGACCCGGCAAAGTTTAACTATACGATAGAGCGCGACTGAGGGGAAACCCTGCAATGGGTATGGATATGGAGAAACAGAAGATGACAAAACTAAGCGAGGAACAAGAAAGTAAATTGGTTACTTGGTTCGAGGCTTGGTGGTCGAGGCTCCCAAAAGGTGTTGGTGCCAAGGTCGGAAAGGGTAACGCTAGGGATGCGTGGCTAAAAAAGTTTAAGAAGGTCGAGGAAGATCATTGGGAAGTTCTGTACGGAGTTATTTGCCAGAGTTTCGAAGCGCAAGAGGAATACCGAAAGCGCGTTATTCGCCGTTTTCCTGATGAACATGAACGCAAACGTGCTGGCATTTTTCTGCCATCAAGGCCGCATCCAGCAACATGGTTGAGTCAAGAAAGATGGCATGACGAAGTTGCTGAGATAAAACCGGATTTTGAATATCGTGCTGGAAATGTCACGGGTTGCTCTCAATGCCCGAAGGATTCGGCTGTTCTTGTGGATGGTGCCGGATATTGTGCGTGGTGTTGGCAGAAGAAATTTGCGTCAGCATCTTTAGGCGCCTTGCGAGACAAGGCTAGGGAATTGGGTTTGGTGAAGCGACAGGGAGAAACTGTCGAGGATGTTGCTGTCAGGGCAAGAGAGATTTTGAAAACGAAGTCATCGGCTTGGGCGAGGCACTTTCAGTGAAATCCAGTCACGTGGACATGCAGACTAGCGTTGTTGGACGGACTTTGAAACCAAAGTTACCACCGACGTACTGGATTCGAAAATTCACAAGTAAGCGGGCGAAGTGGTTATGGATGCAGGAGCACATGCCTGAAGCCTGCGAGTTGGCACTTGAAGTTAAGAAGTACTTCGGAAAGATTGAAAGTGTTACTATTAAATCTCCAATAAAAAAATGAGCGATAAAGTTTTTGAATATGCTGTGATCTTTTTTGTTTTGACACTACTGATATTTCTGGTGTGGACAAACACTTGACCAAACTAATTTTCATCAAGATAAAAGATGGGCAACCCTAAGTTAATCACTAAGAAGAAATGCACCGGGTGTGATGTTGTAAAGCCTGTGAGTTTTTTTTATACGGATAAGAGAGCGCATGATGGGCGCGTCACCAAATGCCGAAGTTGCCTAGCGGGGGCGCGAAAGCAGGCCACTGGCGTCAGCAAGCACACCGTTTTGGTGCGGGACGTACCTTGCGATGACTGTGACAGCTTCCAGTACTGCGGAGACGAGGGCTTGATGTGTGAAAATTTCGAGCATTGGATGGTGTGGGCCAAGCCTAATGACAAACCAAAGATCCCCGACAGATTTGTTTAACTTCCTCCTTATTGGCCCCAACTCTGCTCCGGGTTTTTTTTGTGCTTTTTCTGGTAAATGATGACAAGTACTTTAGAGGAAGAGTTGTTTCTCCAAGTTGACGCAGCGAAAGTGCCTCTTCCTGAAAGGGAGGTTCGGTTTCATCCGACGCGCAAGTGGAGATTTGATTTTTATTGGCCCGACCACAAGGTGGCCTGCGAGGTAGAGGGCGGGACGTGGGGTAGGGGCAAAAGCCGCCACACGACAGGTTCCGGATTTCACAAGGACTGCGAGAA